AGGTAGAATTACAGAAGATGGGACATGGGGAGAATAAGATGAAAACTTCTACAGAAGGTTTATCTTTAATTAAAAAGTTTGAAGGTTGCGAGCTTGAAGCTTATAAATGTGCAGCAGGAGTTTGGACTATTGCTTATGGCCGAATTAAGAAAGTCAAAGAAGGCGATACTTGTAGCCAAGACGAAGCCGAAGAATGGTTACTTGAAGAACTAATAGAATATGAAAGCTATATAAATGATATGGTTGACGTTGATTTAAAACAATGTCAATTTGATGCTTTAGTTGCTTGGGTTTATAATTTAGGTCCGTCTAACTTAAAATCTTCTACATTATTAAATGTTTTAAATGCGGGTGAGTACAAAAATGTACCAGAGCAAATAAAGCGTTGGAATAAAGCAGGCGGTAAGGTTTTAGAAGGATTGATAAGAAGAAGAGAAGCAGAAGCCTTGTTGTTTGAAGGCGAAGAATGGGAAAATGTATAAATGCCGTATACTAAAAGAATTTTTAGACCAGGGATAAATAGAGAAGGCACTGCCTACGATAATGAGGACGGTTGGTTTGATTGTAACCTCATAAGATTTAGAAATGGTCACGTAGAAAAAATGAGTGGCTGGGAAAAACTAAGCAGTAATACTTATTTAGGCACAAGTAGAGCATTGCATAATTGGATGAGTCTAGGCAGTAACCTTTATTTAGGAATAGGCACTACATTCAAATATTATATAAAAGATGGCAGTGTATACAATGATATAACCCCTATCAGGGCTACTACTACCAATGGTATTGTGTTCGCTGCTACTAATGGCAGTTCAACTATCACAGCAACAGATAACGCGCATGGCGCTGTAACAGGTGATTTTGTCACTTTAGCTGGCGCAGTTAGTTTAGGTGGCGTAGTTACTGCTGCTGTTTTAAATCAAGAATATCAAATAGCCAGTGTCCCTAGTGTAAATACATACACTTTTGTTGCCAAAGATACTGCTGGCGATACAGTAACAGCTAACTCAAGTGATACAGGAAATGGAGGTTCTGGAGTTGATGGCGCATATCAAATAAGCGTAGGTCTAGATAGTTATGTCCCTTCTGCTGGTTGGGGATCAGGAACTTGGGGGTCTGGTACATTTGGTTCAACCACTGCTTTAACCGCAATCGGACAACTAAGATTGTGGACGCATGACAATTTTGGTGAGAACCTAATTATAAATCCACGTGGCGGTGGCATTTATCGTTGGGTAGAAAATAATGGAACTAGCACAAGAGCTTTAGATTTATCAGGTTTAGCAACCGCTAACCTAGTCCCTACACTTGGATTGCAAGTTATTACATCTGAAATTGATCGACATTTAATTGTATTAGGTGCTGATCCCATATCAGGCAGTGCTAGAAGTGGGGTTCTTGACCCAATGTTAGTGGCTTTTAGTGACCAAGAAAACGAATTAGAATTTGAACCTCTTATTACTAATACGGCTGGTTCTTTACGATTATCATCTGGCTCTAATATTGTAGGTGCAGTTAAGTCTAGACAAGAAATCATTATATTTACTGATACTTCTGTGTACAGTATGCAATTTGTTGGACCTCCATTTACTTTTGCAATTAATCTTATTAATGAAGCTACAGGTTTATTAGGACCAAAAGCAGCAATTACTGCCGATAGCGGTGTCTACTTTATGAGTTATGGCAGTTTCTATATATATAATGGCACAGTAGAAAAATTACCTTGTACTGTACAAAGTTATGTATTTTCTGACTTTAATGATGGTCAAGCCTATAAAGTTCATGCTTTTAGTAATAGTGAAAACAATGAGATAGGTTGGTTTTATCCTTCAGCTTCTGCAACCGAAATAGATCGTTATGTTATTTACAATACGCAAGAAAAAGTATGGTATTACGGAGAGTTAGAACGAACATCTTGGCTAGATTCAGGCGTTGTTAATTATCCGCAAGCTACTAAAGATAATTATTTATACCAACATGAGATAGGGTATGACGATGATGGCAGCGCGATGACCAATGTTTTTATTGAGTCAAGTGACTTTGATTTAGATGATGGCGATAGGTTTACGTCAATCTCTTCTGTGATACCTGACATAAGATTCTTACAAGATTCAAATAATGGTTCTGTCAACATAGTAACTAAAACTAGAAACTATCCAGGACAATCATTGACGACTAGAGCTACCTCAGAAATAACGTCATCAACCACTAAAGCCAATATAAGAGCTAGAGGCCGTCAAGCTGTATTGCGTGTTGAATCAAATGACGATCAATCAGGTGCTGGTAATGTATCTTTAGGTTGGCGTTTAGGGGCGACAAGGATTGATGTAAAAAATGATGGCAGAAGATGAGCAAATTACTACAAACAAGATTGCCAGTTGAGTCTAATGAATTTGCAAGAAAAGAAATTTTCAATCGTTTAGTTAGAATATTAGAGATTAACTTAGGTTCGTTTGACCCAAATTCTACGCCACAGTTTAATGACCAAGAAATCAGCACTTTAGCTTTTCTACAAGGTGATGTAATATGGAATACATCTATTGGTGTTTTACAAGTCTACACTGGCAACCGATGGATACAGCTTCATACTCCAACAAGTCCACAGGGGTATGAACTGCAAGCCTCAATAGGCTCTGTTTCTATTCAGACGAATGGAAATGTTACCGTAAATATTTCAAGTTCATCCGAAGGATGGAATATAGAAAGATGGTATTCATAGGTATATTAAATGAAAAATATAATGCAGAAAATGAATAGGAACGAAAATGAGTAAATTTAGTGATATATTTAAAAAAATATTACCTACTATTGTGTCAACATATATTCCTGGAACAAATGATTTAACTAAAGCAGCAATAGCGGCTGCAACATCAAAAGCAACTGGCGGGTCAACAGAAGATGCTTTATTAAGTGGTATTGGAACTTATGCTGCTGGTAAATATGGTATCCCACCAATGACAGGGACAGTATCAACTATTAATCCAACAGTCGGCATTGTACCTGATCCTAGCAGATATGAATTAGTGGAAGAATATGGGGATATTGGCAATGAATTTTATAGAGACAAAGTAACTGGTAAAATTATTCCTTTAGATCAAATTCCAACAAATACAGTAACAACCACTACAGGTGGCATCCCTAGTGCAAGTGGAACACCAGATTTTATTAAAAAAATTGGTGATTACTTTGGATTCGGTGGCAAAAGTGGTTTAGAAGATGCTTATGGTAAAGAAAGTATGTTTGGTAATTTTCCTGGCGGTGCTATGGGTATGGCAGGAATAGGTCTTTTAGGTAAAGCTGTTTATGACGATACTAAAAGAAAACAAGGCGGTTTAGCTGACACTCCGCAAGTATCAATGGATTCTTTAGGTAGATACCAATTAGCTAATGCTCTTGGCACTGGTGGTACTAGAGAAGAGTTTGGATTAAGTCCAAAACCAGTATCTTTTGACTTTGATGCTATGAATCGACCAGTAGCTGCTGCAGGCGGTGGTCTTATTTCTAGACAATATTTTAGTGAAGGCGGTATAGCCGAACTAGATATGCGTGAAGGTGGAGAATCTGAAGGTCCTGGAACTGGAACCTCAGACGATGTACCCGCTATGTTATCCGATGGTGAATTCGTAATGACGGCTGCTGCTACAAAAGGCGCAGGCGCATATGATTTGAATAAAACCAAAAAAGGTATAGAATTAATCAAAACAACAGATTCAGATAGAGAGCGCGGTGTTACTAACATGCGTGAACTAATGAACATATTTGAGGCAGTGTAATGGCGCGATCAAATCAAAGAGGAGAATTTAAAGGCAGAGGTCAGGATAGAGTAAGACTGCCACAGCCAGCTATGAGACAACTACAGCCAATGCCAGTAGCACCACAACAAGGTGGCAATTTCTTTAACCTTGGAAATGGAATGAATCAGACAGAATATAGACCTACCGATGATATGGCTAGGGGTCCTACAGTTGACCAACTGAACCAGAGTGATAATTACAGAGATTACTTTAATACTAGTTATAATCCACCAGTTACATTGACTGAACCAAATCAGCAACCTATAGCAGCAGAAGCACCAGTTAATCAAAATGGAGTAGTAATGCCTACAAATACAAACGCTGGTATTACTGGTATTAATAATCCAGCAACAAATCAAATTAATCCAGTAATGACACAAGTGGATCGAGCAGAAAGAATATCCGATCCTAATTTAAGAGAAGCTTATTTTGGCTCTCCTGATACACCAGGGATAATAAATACAGCTTATGAAGCTGCACAAAAATCTTTTTTAGATAATCCTGCTATTGGTAAACAAGTAGCTGGCTTATCACCATTAGAAATGGAAGCAATGCAAGGCGCGTATAGCGGCATTGGTTCTTATCAACCTTATTTAGATGCACAACAAAGTGGCATATTAGAAGGTTTAGGTATGTCTAGACGAGCAGGCCAAATAGCACAACCATATTTTGCTGGACAAGAACAATATTTAGGCGGTGCAACTGAACAGGCACGACAAGCTGCGGGTATGCAATTTGATCCTAGCACCATGACACAAGCTTATTTCGACCCGTTTGAAGATAGAGTAGTTCAACAGACTATGGATGATGTCTTTAAACAAGGCGATATTGCTGATGTAGCGCAACGTGCCAGAGACATACAATCTGGTGGCGAATCAGCATTTGGTTCAAGAGCTAGATTAACGGCTGATGAAAGACGTTCCTCTTTAGGTAGAGGGCTTGGTGAAGCGTTAGCACGTATTCGTTCAAGCGGTTTTCAGAATGCTCAATCAAGTGCGATGGGTGAATTTGGAAGACAGCAACAAGCCAGAGAACGATATGGCGATACTTTGTCTCAATTTGGTAATCAGTTAGGTGGTATAGGCGCTACGAGATCAGCTTTGACTAGAGGTATTGGTTCTGATATTTCTGGATACGGCGGACAAATAGGCGGTTTAGGTTCTACTCAATACGGATTAGGCGCTCGACAAAGAGATGAGTTAGCTGGACTTGGTAGCGTTGCTAGAGGTGTTAGTCAAGCAGGTCTTGATAGTGATTATAATAGACGCATGGAAGATAGAATGGCTCCAGTTACAGCAGCTACTTATGCAAGAGGATTCTTGCCTGCATATCAACCTGGATTTACCGATGTAAATAAACAATATGGTATGCCAGCCGATCCATTAAGTATGGGGTTAGGCACAGTTTTTTCTACTTACGGTAATTTTGCTAATCGAAATCAACCTCAATACAATCAACCGTTATCCTAATGAATACTTTAAATAGAAAAATGTTTGCAAATGGTGATGTAGTAAATATTGATCCATTTATTTTGCCAAGAAATCCTAATTATGTTGGTGATGATGGTAATTTATTGCCTGATCTGATTGTACAAGGTTCTGGTTTGAATCAGAAAAATCCTTCAGATTATCGTATGGGTGGTGGATTAGCTTCACAATTAACAGATCAAAATTTTCCTCCTTTCCAAAAAATGCCAGAAGAAGGTCTAATTCCAGATGCTGATGTTGATGCTCTATTTGAAAAAATAAATGACGTTTTATTACCAAATGAAATTGAATTAAGTAATGGCGAAAGGATTGATTTTACTGAAGAAATAAAAGCAATACAAAGTGGAGAAGCTGGTGATGGTTATAATATATACCCAATTCTTAATTCGCCTAACATAAAGCTTGGAACAAATGTAAAAGCAGTTTTAAAAGATTTTGGAGAAAGAGACACTCCAGGATTTTTAAAAATGTTAGGCCAAGAAAATACTGATTTTGGAGATATGGCAAGATTAGGTATAGCTACTATTGGAGAATTAGGAAAAGAAAATTTAAAAAAAATAGTGCCATTTTTTACAGGTCAAAGAGCTTTTGATAAATATACTAAAGATGTTCCTTTTGTACAATCAGAATTTATGGGTGGTGATCCAAAAGGTTTTGTAGAAACTGGCGGTAGAAGTGCAGAAGAAGTAGATGCTTTAATAAAAAACTTTAATACAAACAACTTTGGTGACACTATAGCTGATGCTCTTTCTGGTTTTGAATTGCGTACAGACAAACTTAACGATTTAATGGGAATACAAACACAATTAGATGCTGTAAATTCTACACCTAATGCAACTGATGCAAATGCTACAGTTAAAGGTAGTTTTGATTCAAGTAACGAGTCTATAGCAGGCGGAGGCGGTCAAAAAGGCAGAGATGCTGCTAATCAAGAAGTTTCTGTCACCGAAGTTTCTGTAGATGATAAAGAGCAACCAAAAAATATAACAGATGAAGAATTAGTCAAAGATGTAACAGCCGAAGAAGTAGCCGAAGATATTACAAGTGAAGATGCACCAAAAAGAAATTTTGCTCAATTTACACGCAGCCCTGATTTTTTAAGATTTGTACGTAACATTGGTAAAGGCTTAACAACTACTGGTCAATTAGGACAAGGGATAGCGTTAGGTGCTGCTGGTGCAGCCGAAGAGAAATACGCTGAAGAAGTAGCCCTAAGAGCAGCACAAGCTGCTGCCGCTTCTAAAACAGGTGATTTAACTGAAAAAATGTTTATGGAGCAGTTTAAAAGCAAAGAAGAGTTTTTAAATAAACAAAACGAATACTCAACAGCACTTTCAAAAACAGTCTTTGAAGTAGAAACATCAGATGCTGTATTAGGTGCGCTTGCAGAAGCTGAAAGACTTGTAAGAACTGGAGATGTAACAGGTTTGTCTCCTTTGTTCCAAGAGTATTTTAATAAAGCATTGAGACAGTTTGGTCAAGATGTACCTCTTTCTGCAAGAGAAGCAGCCAAAAATATACTTGAAGATATAAAAAATGGTGAAATTAAAGCGATCTTAGGTGAAAGCGGTAGAACAATATCTAACTTAGATAGGCAAATAGCAGGTAATTTGATTGGAGCTATTGATTTCAAAGCAGATAAAGAAACTGTTCTTGATAAAATAAAATTAGCCAGAAGAAGAGCAAATGATAGATTCACAAACGCACAAAGTAATTACGATGCAGCTTTACAACCATACACAAGATTTGGAGTGCAAGCTCCTTTCAAAATAGGAACTCCGATGGTACAAAGTACAGATGAGTCTGGCGAAAGAATTAGACTATATATCAAATGATTTATGAAGTACAAACACCTGATGGAAGAATTATAGAAGTTGAGGGTAAGCCTGGACAAGAAGATGTAGCTATTCAATTAGTAAAAGAATATCTTGCAAAAGAATCTAACACAAAAGAAAGCTCTAAAATCTTTGATGATTCTTTTTTTGATTACGAAAAAGGTTTAAAAAATATAAAAGTAAGAAGTCTTATTGGTATTGCTGAAGGTCGAGATCAATCAGGTAGAGAAATAGAAAAAGAAAACGTACTTAAAAAGTATGTAGGATCTGATGGTTTCATTTATGACAGCAAAGGCAACCTAGCCCTAACTCCCAATGGCCAAAGAAGTTTATATGAACAAGATTTATATGATGAGGCAGACCTCACCGATAAAAATGTAGTTATAGATGAAAGAGGATTCTCTACAGGAGACTTTGCTGACTTAGCGGGTATTGCTGGTCCTATATTTGGCGCTATTGCTGCAATGTCACCGCATGTCAGAGGTGTAAAACTACTTCAAATGTTGGTTAGAAATAAAAGAATTGCAAGAACTGTTGCCTCTGGTATAGGTACAGCAGGCGGTAAAGCGGCTGAAGAGGCGTATGAAACAAGCAAAGGTCTGCAAACTCAAACTGAAGAAGAACAAAATAAAATGTTAAGAAATGAGTTTTATTTTGGGGTTGGCGCTCAAGGTATAGGGGAAGCAGCAGGATTAGCATACGGTGCGTTTTTTGGTGCTAAAGCACCAGCGTCTGCTATGCGAGATGGTTGGATTGTAGCTAACGGTTACGCGATGGATGATGTGTTGAGATTAGATGCAAAATTAGGTAAGCAAGCTACCGAAAAACAAATTAACAAAGCCGTAAAAAACGGTGAAATTATGCAATTAGATGCTAAAGGTTCTGTTAGTCAAGCATTTTTACAAAGAGCAATACCAGGAAGGATGCAAGGTATTGGTGAAACCATTGCTGGTAAAGCAGGCAGAGAACAAGGTTTAATTGATTACAACATGGCAATGTTAGCTAAACTGCAACAAAAATTAACTGACAAAGAGATAGCTTTTAAAAGAGTTTCTGAAGTTGGCGATTTAAATCTTGCTTCTGCTGAAGTTAAAGCTGCAAGAGAAGGTCTAGAAAAAACAAAAAATGAAGTAAGTGATTATTTAAATAAAGTAATGTTGGATTTATCTTCTGAAACAGGTGGTTTTGGACCAATAATGCACGCAATGGATAAAGCCGAGCTTGGTGCAAGCGTACAAAATACCATCAAACAAGCTTATAAAGATGTAATTAAACATCATCAAAAAGTTTATGAAGGCATAGATGACAGCATTGCTAAAATTGAAGGTGCGCCAATTTTACAAAAATGGAAAGCTAGTTTAGGAGCAGACCTAAAACCAATTGCTGATAAAATTGAAGATAGACTAACTAGATTAGATCCATTGTTAAAATACAATGAAGATGATGTAAGTTTGGGAATTATTCAAGGTTTGGCAAAGGAAATACGTAGTGGTGCGTACTCAAAAGGAGCTTCTTTAAGTCAACTTAGAAAAATTGAAGAAGCGTTAAAAAATGTAAAAGCGGTTCAAGGGTTAAAAGGTAGAGGATCAGGTGGTCAATTCTATGATGACATTTTAAAAGATGTTACTAAAATTATTGACAATGCTGAAAATAATCTTCAAATTGTTGTTGGTAAAGATTCTATTAATTTATCTGCAAAAGATAAAGAATTTATAAAAACAATTAGAGAAACACTTAGAGCAGAACAAAAAGCATATAGAGATGCAATAGAACCTTTTAATAACGCTAGAGTACAAAAAATAAAAACACAAGCTCAAGGTCAAGGTGTTGATCCGCTTGATGTATATGAGTATGTCTTGAAACCTGGTAGAGGTGGTGACATGAAATTTATTTTAGAAGCAATTAAAAGAGGGCCATCAGGCGAAAAAACTTCGAATCAATTACGTGCAGAATTAACCAGACGTTTATTCAAAGATGCGGTAGATACAGCAACTGATCCAGTGACAGGTATTTTATCACCAGGTAAATACATAAGAAATATTACAAAGTACAAAAGTACATTAGAGCCATTGTTAGGTAATAATTACGATAAAATGATGCGTACTTTTACACAATTAAATAAGTATGATCCTAAACTTTCATCTGATGGAATTTTAAAAGCAGTTAATAGTATACGTTCTTCTGACATAGATGGATTAGCTCCTAGTTTTAATAAATTTTTAGATACCTTAGAGTCGCAAGCAAAAGCCAGTGACGATCTCCTTAAATTAGAGAAATCTGCATTTATGAGAAATGTTGAAAATGCCACACCAGAAACTATTGTTAAGACTATATTTAGACCTAACAGCGCAAGAGAAATAAATCAGTTAAAAGGATTAATTAGTGACGAAGCATTTTTAAACGTGCAAGAAGAAGCGTTAGGAAAATTAATAAGTAAAGGTATGCCTGGTGGCAGTAAAGAATTGACTGATATTTTTAAACCTAATGTTTTAGAACGCGCATTAGAATCGTATGGTCCAGAAACTTTAGAAGCAATGTTTGGTAAAGAACTGGTCATGTCTTTAACAGGTTTTTCTCGCGCGATGAGTACAACTGTTGCAGGCGCTCAAAAGACAGGTGCGGGTTCAATTGTTGCAGGTACATTAGCAGCGGGATTCTTCAACATGAATTTATTACCAACCGTAGTAGCATTAACGGTTTATAAAACTTTATTTGCACAACCAAAAATAGTTAGTTTACTTTCTAAAACTGATAAAGGTTCAATTGCACAAGTAATGAGTGCTTTTTCTAAAGCATTAAGAATAGCGGGTGTTACTGAATTGATGGGCGGAGCAGAAGAATTTGGCGAAGAGGTTTTACGCGAAGTTAATAAAACAGGTATTGTAGATCAAGCAAGACAACAGTTACCTACCAATCAACAATTTCAAGGTCTTATAGATCAATTGCCTACAAGACCATCTAATCTAAACCTAAACATCCCCGACATACAGCCAATTGCAAATGCACCTACCCAAGCTCCTATGAGTAGAAGTTTATTAGGCGGTTCAATTGCCAATGAAGATATTGCTGCCAGAATGAACGCTAATCGAGGTGGCTTAGTTTCCAAAAGAAGTGCAATAGACCAAGAAATAGCTGAGTTAATGGCACGCGCTTAATCATCAAAGAAGTTAGGATCAATAGCGACAATTCTCTTCATAGGCCGTCCAGTGGTCTTAATCCGAACATCCTTTTCTTGAATTTCACCTGCATTCATTAAACGATTAATAATCTCTTTGACCTCAAATGATTTCATTGATCTGAATATCTCACGCCTGTCTATGTCTCTACGACTGATACCAATTTCTCCTTGCGTTCTAATGAAACTAAGCACTTGTTTGATACGGCTTTCAGTTTCAGAACCCGCTACCTTGTCCTCACAAGTCTGCACCATCATTTGATCGTAATAGTAAATGTAATCAATCGCCCACTTGGTTATATCACCTGTAATCATTTTGGATAGTGGGTTATCTGCTAATTGGCAGATCAAAGCTAAACGCATGGCTTTTTCACGTGTTCTAGAGAGCAACACTTCCAAGCCGTCTTTTTCTAATTTGTTTTGTTGTGCAACTAACTCGTGAGCTAATGTGTTTAATAATTCTCTAGAGCTGCTATCAAATGTAATAATTCTTTGTTTAAAATCAATCTCCGAGTTATCTCTAGCAAGCTGTTCCATTTCTGTTTTTGTTTGTCTTACTTTTCTGACCCACTCACATATCTTATGGCTAGGCTCAACGTATGGAACCATTCTGCCGACTGTTCGTGGTAACTTTGACTCAACAACAATAAATCTATTTAGAAAGCCATCTACAATTCGACCTGTCGATAACGCACCGTAAAAGTTTCTCGGTACTGACATGCCAACCAATGTTATGCCTGGCTTTATGGTGGAGCGATCTATAGCCTCTTGCTGTTGTTTTACGGTCAATGTCATCAAAGAGTAGTTGTCTGGTCTAATCGTTCCATGACAGCGACCCCACGCCTCCATAAGCACTTGTAGAGCGTCTTCTTTGTTAGAGTTAGATGCTTTGGCTATACTTTCTAAGCGTTTACCAAATTCATCCATTACGGTTATATGTGTTGGCTTGTGTCTGAGTAAAGAATAGACCGCGCCAGATGAGGTATAACCATCACCCGCCATAATGTCAGCATGACCAGAACAATCTAGAATTGATTCAATGGTGGTCTTAACATTCTCTTTACCCTGACCTGATTTGGCTATGCACATAAAATACATAGATGAAAAGTTATTCATATCGGTACGGTACATTCGACCTAATGCTACCGAGCCTAATGCTAATGAAGTCTGCATGGATAAAGCGGGTTGCTGTATCTGCGCAATAGATTCTGAATACTCAAAGATATCTTTGATGATACCTGGTGGATCATAGAGTGCTTCAGGCTTAGTCACTTTGTATTTCTTTTGTATGAAAGCAGGGGCTTGTTGGTTTTTACGTTCATGCGTTTTTAAAATAGAATTAACAGTCGTGGATACTTCTGATCTTGGTAACGGTGGTTTGTTTTGTTGATTCCATGATTGCACAAAGAACTCAACCATTTCAATATTAACACCTTTAGCAATCAAATTACCCGCCAACCTAGCAGCATTGTCATTACGACTGCCTGCCAACACTCCTTTCATGGAGAAAGGCGAAGTGATGGCCTTACCGTTTAATTTTTCAGCACCCGTAATCATTACCCAATGCTCTTTGGTTAGATTGGGTAAGTCACTGGTATTGTGCCAATCCCATCCGTCTATGAACTTGGGTTCATAAATAGCACCAGTAGCATGAATATTGTACGGTGCAATGATAAGACCGCCCACGCCTCTTATATCAATAAGCTTTGCGGGGTCTGATGTCTCGGTTCTACGCGCAACGTAGGTTGTATAATTTTCAGGATTATTGTAGTAATAGTGCATACCCTTACCAGTAATACATTTACATGGCGTATTGGGTAAGTTCTCTTCCGCCCAGATACAGGCTTCTGGTGTATCAGCATCTACTACTATAAATTTACCGCAGATCAGTGCCACGACTAAATCGTCACGACCCCCGAACCATCGGGTAATATCTTCCGTTGTCGGTTGTTGCTCTTTATATTTCTGCCAACTGCCTAAATGTTTAGGCGGCACTTTATTGTGTCTTAATAAAGGTACAGGTGAATAACCCTCTTCAGCATACGCAAGAGCAAGCTCCAACGCAGAATCCTGCGCAGTGGCTTTTATGTTTAGCACTAACTTTGCTTTTCTTCTGCATCTATTGGTCCATAGATTGATTCAAAATCTAATTTTCCACCTGTTACTTGCATAATAACTTTAGCTTGTTGGATTGAAGGTTGGCGCATACCATACCGCCAAGACTTAACCGTATCTGGTTTACTGTCAAAAAGTTCGGCAGCAGCTTCTGTGCCTAAAAATTCAATGTACTCTTTCAGGGTGTATCTTTGCACTTCTTTCTCCTTAAATTCTGGTTCTAAGCCAGATGCGTATAATGACGTAAGTTCTTTTTTTCCAAGCTCAACTTGCCTGAAATAAAAATTCATCTTCCATTGGTGGTTGCTTTTTGCTTTGCTCATGTTACAATAAGTCCTTAGATTGATAAAAACCAAGTGTAACAGGGTTTTTTTTAATTTAAAAGAACTTTTAATCAAACAGGAGAAAGTAATGAGCGAATCTATTTTGAGTCGCATCAAAACTCCCAACGAACTAGTAGAGCAACAAGGTGCTAAATTGTTAATCTACGGAGCGTCAGGAGCAGGTAAAACCACTTCTCTCAAAACTGCACCAGGCAAGACTTTAGTGGTCAGTATGGAGAGTGGCTTATTATCTATCAAAAACTCTGATAACCTTCACGCTATTGAGGTTAAGGCAGCATCAGAGATTGAGGAAATAGCATCTATGCTAGAAAATGGCACGTTGAAATACGACACGGTATGCTTGGATAGCATCACCGAAATGTCAGAGATTCTATTAGCTCAAGAAAAAGCCAAGACGAAAGATCCACGCAGAGCTTATGGTGAAGTTATTGAAGTTATGATAAAAACCATGCGTAGATTTAGGGATTTACCCATCCATGTAGTCTTCATTGCAAAAGAACAAAGTATACGCGATGAGGCGACAGGGACGTTCCATTATCAACCAATGATGGTGGGTGCTAAGTTGCCAACACAGATACCTTACTTCTTTGATGAAGTATTATGTATGCGTGTTTTCGATGATGAAGACAAGGACGGTAAGAAAATTATCAGTCGTTGGTTTCAAACTCGGATTGGACAAGGTTACACAGCGAAAGACAGAAGTGGAAAGTTAGATGAGTTTGTAGCACCTAACTTAACCGATATTATTAAACAACTAGGATTTGCATCTGGAGGTGCTAAATGAGTGATTTTGACGGATTAAATATAAACATGGAAGAAGTAGAGAAAAGTTCAACGATTCCAGAAGGTGAGTACCCTTGCATTATAAAAGTGTGTGAAAAAACACTTTCAGCCGCAGGTAATAATTATTTGAAAGTTGAAGTAGATGTTACTGGCGAAAAGTATGCGGGTTGGAAATTGCGTTCAAATTTAAATCTTTGGTATCAACACACGGATCAAAATAAGCAAGATGAAATTCGTGGATACGCCAATAGAGATTTTGCACAGTTACTAAAAGCATGTGACTTTGATAAAGCACCAATAAATGCTATGGAACTGCAAGGTAAAGAATTAACGTGTAAAGTGGGTATTGAACCAGAGCGTGATGATAGTGGTTATGGTGACAGCAATAAGATTCTTCGATTTATAAAATCTGAGAATGTTTCTGCACCTAAAGCAGCAGGTATGCCACCTAGCATGAGCTAACTCCTAGACGGCTTGCTAGGGGTCGGTAGAGCTTTTTTTATCATTTTGTTTGCTCAACCTAGCATTTTTTTTGGAGAATATTATCAAACCACAATCAGCTAAAGCCAAAGGCCGTAAACTCCAACAATGGATGAGAGATAAACTCATTGAACTCTTGGATATACATCCAGAGAATGTTAAATCAACATCAATGGGTGCTGGTGGTGAAGATGTCATTATGTCTAAAGAGGCAAGAGATGCCTTCCCTTATAGCATTGAGTGCAAGTGCCAGGAGTCTTTGAACATCTGGAAGGCTTACGATCAAGCATCTGCAAACTGCGGCAAGCATGAACCATTAGTTATCATCAAAAGAAATAGATCTAAAACTTTAGCTGTCGTAGAGGCTGAG